AGGTTAGAGCTGCAAAAGCGCCAGACCCGCGAAATTGAACGTCAAGCCAGGATTGGCGGACCCCGTAGTCCGATCGGCGGAAGAGCGAACATTCCGGGATCTCCCGCCGCTCTGGCGGCGCGTGGTAAAGCCCGGTCGCAGCGTCTTCAAGGCGTTGCCCTTGGTGCTGGCTTCCCGCTGTTGTTTGGCGGCGGCCCTGGTTCTGTCCTCGGTGGTGCAGCCGGCGGCTTAGTCGGCGGACCCGCCGGATTTGCTGCTCAGATTGCACTTAGCGCCATCGGCCAGCAGTTTGACAAGTTGGGCGCAGCTGCTCTCGATCTTGGCAAAGCACTAAACCCTCTTACGTTTGATCTGAAAACCGTTGCTGGCGCGACTGGTATTGCCGGAACAAAAACAGAAGAGTTTTTAGCCAAGATTGAAGAATTCGGCGGTAAGGCAGCCGCTGCCGCAGAAGCCTCCAAGTTGATGGCTAGCCGCATCGGAAAAGATGCAACAGACGCATTAACCAAATTTGGAAAAGATGCTCAAATTGTCGGCAATCAGATCAGCATTATTTTTACCAAAGTGCTTGCGGCTATTGCGGCTGCGGCGGGTCCGCTGTTGTCCGCTCTTGGTTCAGGACTTACTCGAATTAACCAACTTGGTGGTTTCAAAGAGAGAGCCGGTTTAACAGGCGCCGACTTAACGGCACAGAAATTTTTAACTCGCACGGGTCGTCTAACCCCGGGACAAAGAAGAAGTTTTGCAGCAGGTTTGGGGCTCGAAGCTACTGCGACTGCCGGACAGATTCGTAAAGCGGCTGAGGCACGCGCACTCACTAGTCAGCGGACATTCGAGACCCAACAATCCAAAGCATTAGAGCAACAAGCACTTCGTCTAGAGGCCGCAGCCGAAGCCGCTAAGCAACCCAAACAACGTGAGAAAGGGGATCGCCGCAGCCGTTTACCTGAATTGCAAGCAGAAGAGAAGAAATTACAAGATCTGCTTCGCTTGGACCGGGAGATGTTTGAGTTCCGCCGTAATGACGACGCTTTGGGAGTCAGGCGTTTAGAGCACCAAATGCGCTTGGTAGAGTTTGCCGAAGAAAAAGCAAAGGTACAAGCTAGCGACGTACCAAACGCGGAAAAACTACAGTCAATAGCGAACATAGATCTGGAGATTAAGCGAGAAGAGCTGCAACTTGCTTACGACATTGATGAAATCAATAAAAAAGCGTCTGAACGTGCGTTTCAAGATATGCAAAACAGAATTAAACAGCAAAATCAATTAAATACAGGACTGCAGCAACAACTACGGCTTGCAGATCAAATCTCAAATGTTATGGGTCAAGGTATGACCCAAGCATTCGATTTGCTTATTACCGGGGCGAATAACTGGGGTATTGCGTTGCGCGACATTGCAGCGAACGTGCTGCAAGATATTGCCCGCCAGTTAATTCAAATTTACGTAATTGAACAAGCAATTAGCTTTATGCGAAACCTTCTAGATCCAAACCCCTTTGCGGCACTTACTGCACCCGGCGGTCGCTATGAAGGAGGAGCACTTCCGGCAACACCACCGCCACTCCCCCCTCTTCCCGGAAAAGCGTTGGGCGGAGCAGTTTCTGCTGGTAGACCTTACATGGTCGGTGAGCGCGGTCCCGAGCTGTTCGTCCCCGGCGCCCAAGGCAACATCGTTCCGAACAATGCAATGAGTGGCGCCAACATCGTCGTCAACGTGGACGCCAAAGGCACTCAAGCCCAAGGCGACCAACCTAACGCCGCTGCACTGGGACGTGCCATTGGTGCTGCAGTGCAGGCAGAATTGATTAAGCAGAAGCGTCCGGGAGGCTTGCTCGCCTAATGGCTACATTCCCTTCAATAACCCCGACCTACGGCGCTCAGAAGACAAGCGCTCCAACCAATCGCGTCGTCAAATTTGGCGATGGCTACGAACAGGTCCTGCGTTTTGGCTTAAACCAAAATCCCAAAACCTGGAATTTGACTTGGGAAGTCTCCGAAACCGATGCAGACACAATCGAGACATTCCTCGATGCCCGCGCTGCCGATGGTGACGCCTTTGACTGGACCCCGCTAGATACGACCACCAGTTACAAGTGGCGTTGCGATCAGTGGAGTAAGACGATCCCTTACCTGAATCGCGCCACAGTCACAGCCACCTTCCGTCAGGTCTACGAACCGTAAATGGCTTACACCGCATGGCAGGCGAGTAACTCCTACGCGGTAGGAGATGTCGTCCGCCCGACAACGACAACTGGAACCGGCTTGGTTTTCCGTTGTACGACGGCTGGCACCAGCGGTAGCAGCGAGCCAACTTGGGCAACTATTGCAAGCCAAGAGGTCAACGACAACACTGTTGTCTGGCTATCGGTTGGTGCGATTGCGCCGGAAATGTCGGACCTGTCCCCGACATCAATCATTGATCTGTATGAGCTGGAAACGTTTGCCGCATTGCATGGCGCGGATTCGCTGTACCGCTTCCATGCTGGCTTGACCCTTAAGACGCCAAACACAGGCGTGACTTGGAACGGGAATCAATACACCCGCTATCCGATTGAGGTGGATGGATTTGAATATTTAGGCAATGGCCAGTTGCCACGCCCCAAGGTGCGGGTGTCAAACCTATTTAGCTTTTTGTCGTTGATCATGATTGAGATCAACGCAACCAACCCAGGCAATGACCTGTGTGGGGCGAAGTTGACGCGGATCCGCACAATGGCGCGTTATCTGGACGCAGTGAACTTCCCCGGTGACACCAACCCTTACGGCACGCCTGATCCGACAGCCGAAGCGCCACGGGAGATTTATTACGTCGATCGCAAAGTCACAGAAAACCGGGACGTTGTTGAGTTTGAATTAGTCTCTGCGTTTGACTTGGCAAATGTTCGGGCACCCAAACGTCAATGCATCGCCAACATTTGCCAGTGGAAGTATCGCGGCACTGAATGCGGGTATTCGGGCAGCAATTACTTTGACGTCAACGACAATCCTGTTTCAACCTTGGCTGAAGACGTATGTGGTAAACGTCTAAGTAGCTGTGAACTACGGTTCAACCCTAATGCTGATGAAGGAGTGCCTTACGGCAGCTTCCCGTCACTTGGTACTTACGTCGGATGAGTGAATGGAAAGCGGCGGCACTGGAGCACGCCAAAGCCGAAGCCCCGCATGAAGCGTGCGGCTTGCTTGTTGTTGTCAAAGGGCGTGAGCGTTACTGGCCGTGCAAAAACCTGCAGACCGAAGCGGATCAATTCCTGCTGGACCCAGAGGATTACGCCAACGCGGAAGATACCGGCGAGATCTTGGCCGTGGTGCATAGCCATCCCAACTGTTCACCGCAGCCAAGCGAAGCGGACAAAATCTCAGCCGAAAAGTCCGGCTTGATCTGGCACATTGTCCAACCGCACGAGGGAACATGGGCGACGTATCAGCCTTGCGGCTACCAACCGCCTTTAGTGGGCAGACCTTGGGTCTGGGACGTTAGCGACTGCTGGACCTTGGTCCGTGACTGGTATCAGCGCGAGTGGGCACTGGAATTGCGGGACTGGGACCGCCCTGCCACACCGGATGAGTTCAACGCAGATCCGCTGTTTGAGCGGTGTTACGAGGAAACGGGGTTTAAGGAAGTTGACCGCGCTGATGGTTTCAAGGTTGGCGATGCGTTGCTGATGGCGCTGGGCACACCGGGGTTAAGCCACTGCGCGGTGTACTTGGGTGACGGGATGATTTTGCAGCATGTCCGAGGGCGCCTCAGTAGCCGCGACCTTTATGGCGGCTATTATCAAGAGATCACAGGGCGAGTCCTGCGTCACATCAGCCGAGTTTGACGATGCTGCGCAAGATCAAGATCTATGGCTCGCTGGCAAAATTCCTGAAGCGCCGCGTTTTCCACGCTGATGTTGCCAACCCTGCTGAGGCGGTGCGTTTCTTGCTGGCAAATTTTCCGGTCTTACGCAGTCATATGTCAGACCGGTATTACAAGGTGCTGGTTTCTGATCGAGCTTTAGATATAGGAGACGAACCCGAACAACTGCACCACCCAATCGGAGCAGAAGAGGAGATCAAAATTGTTCCGGTAATGGCTGGTGCTGGTAGTGGTGTAGGCAAAATTTTGGCTGGTATCGGTTTAATTGCTGCTGCAATCATTCTTGGTCCCGCAGTAGGTGGTTTTTTTGGGCTTGGCG